AGAAAAATCAAACAAGTTTTTGTAAAAACCGCCACCACTTGTACTTGCAGTTGTACAAGTAGCTTTTAAATATTGACCACTTTTAGCTGTACTGTCTGATATAATCTCGAATTTCCAACCTGCCTTATTAGATGTCCACCCAGTAGCCGTTAAGCCGTAACTTCTGATGTAATTACGAGCACCGATTTCCGTCGGTATCTTGCCTTCAACTGCCGAAATGCTACTTTTAATCTGACTTGCCGTTTGGTCGAACTCAGACTTATTCTGTTTGACAGTCCCATCAAGTGTTTGTAAGTTGGACTGCAGGCTTGCGTAGTTTTGGTCAGCGGTTTGCTTGTATTCTGCAAGCTTTTGTGATAAGTCCCAATCGTTTTCCGAGTAGTCAGACACGATATTGCCTTTTTCTAACTGCATACCGCAAATCTCAATCACACCACCGCCAGACTGCCCAAACTGTAACGAGTGGTTATCTGTCGATTCGGTCGTAAATGTTAACGTGTAACGTTTCCACTCTGTGTTGGTGATAGCTGTTTTAAGCTCTCTATTAACCGCGTTTGTCGTCCAACAGCGCATTAGCAAAGTTACCGAATCAGTGTCAGATTGCGCTGACACACGAGCCCAACAACTTACAGTGTACTGTTCGCCAAAATCGACTGGTACATATCGTTGAGCTATGTCTCTATTTCCGCCATTCGTATTGTTGACGATACGAAAAGCCTTAGTAATTTCAGGTCTCGGTGCGTCGTCAACATCAAAGACTTGTGCTGTGCCATTACCACCAGATGATATTTGCCACGTTCCGTTGTTGTAGTTATTAGTATTACTATTTAACGGAATCGTTGACGTATTTCGCAGAATATTCTTAGCACCAATTTGCAAATTTTCGAGTTTCGCACTCAATCCGTTCAAGCCAGTTTCCAAAGTAGCAGTTTTACTACTTGCGCTGTTAGCCGTTGTCTGCACTTGCGACAATGTTGTTTTCGTACTCGTCAAATCATCTTCAACCGTTTTAGTCCGAGCAGTAACACTTGTGATGTCTTTACCATTTTGAGCTACTGTCTTACTTAACTCGCTAACAGTCGTTTTAGTACCATTCGCTGTTTCTTCGACGCTACTTACACGTTTAGTCAATTCTGACTGTGCGTTGGCTTGTGCTTGCAGCTGGCTAGCTTGCGTTTGCAAGTCTTGCTTAGCGGTGCTCAAGTCATTAGCTACTGTGGCGAGTTCCTGCTTGGCTTCGCTCGCTGACGTCTTAGCACTGTTAGCAGTATTTGATACTGTGGTTAAATCAGTCTTGACTTTGGCTAAGTCAGATTTCAAGCTGTTAGCAGTCGTGTTCGCTTGTTCTGCGACTTCTGCTGTTGCCTGGTTGATTTCATCAGCGTATGCTTTGGCGTTTGATTCTGCTTGCGTTTTAGCTGTGTCAATCTGCGTTTCAAGTTCTGCTTTTGATGTGGCGAGTTCCTGCGCAATAGTCGCTTCGAATTCTTCACGGTCTGGAACGTCTTTAAGTTCCTCAGCTATCTGTTCCTTAAACGCCTCAACGTCACTAACAACTGGATTGATTATCCAATCTGCCCCATTCCAATAATACTGCTTAACCGTATCGCCAACAGTAAGAAACAGTAAATCACCAGTTTTTAGTGTGCCTTTTGGACTATCTTTTGGAAAGCTGTTACCGTAATAATTTGTATTCTTTCCGTCAGCAGAAACAAGAGCTTTATTAGCAATGCTATAAGCGTTGCTTGCTGTAGCTGAAGCACTTGACGCTTGTTTCTTGGTTAAGTTATAACTAGCAGTTAGTTTCTTAACTGTGCCAATGTCATTACAAGTCACCTCGTGTTTGACAAGTTTTCCTTGAACGTCATACTCACTAGTAAATGACACAATTCTGATTTTTTCTTGGAAATCAAGCGTTTCATTAATTGCCATGATATAATCACCAGCAATTGGCTGTGTGTACTTGTAACCAGCACGGGTTAAGTCTTCCATGTCAAGGCTAACAGAAATGGTGTAAGAATTATCAACGTTTGCTTTCAAAGCAGCTAACAAGCTACTGCTTTGTGTGTAGCGTTCATCAACGAGTGGCTCGGCTTCTAACTTGCCATAAACACTGGCTAAGGTGCTTGTGTACTCAACCTCTAGCCGTCCTTTTGAATGGTCTTCCTCGTCAAAATAAGCGCCATATCCTTTTTGGTAAGTGACAAAATCGCCGATATTCTTTTCAATCGTCAACTCGTTCATATTAAAGTTTTTACGGACGACTGTTGACAAGTCTGTGCCGACTTTTTCTAAGATACGAACAACCTTGCCGTTGACTTGAAACTCAACACCAGTAGATGTGATAACGTCATTAAATAAGGTTAAACGACTTTTCAGACCGAATGATTCCTTTTCAAATGCGTAAACATTCAAAGCAGTATCAACTGTGTAGGAATAGCCACTATTCTTGAAGATGAAATCAAGATAGGTCACAAAAGTGTGTGAACCGTCTGACAACTGGTCATAGACTGATGATTTATCAAAGTCCCAAAAGAACTGGTGAACAGCGTCAAACGTTACTTGAACATCTCTACCTTCATCAATTGGTTTAGCGTAAGTCACGACATAGTATTCATCATCAAATCGCAAACGCCAACCACGTTCAATATTAGACAGAACGTAATCACCAGATACAATTGTTCCAGTTAGCGACCGTTCACCATTGACAGCATTAGTTGCCTTGATAGTGGCAAGTGCGCCATATTCAACGTCGTTTTCATCTAAAAATGTAATCAATCTATCACCCCCTTACTTGTAAAGTTCCATGAAATTTAAAATCTTAATTGAGCCATTGAAATTAGTCTTATAAGTGACTGTTTTTGTTGGTGTTGGTTCAATCACAAAATAACCGTAATTGGTTTTAGCATTGACGTTAACAAGGTCTTTAGTCGTTTCAATACCTGTAATCTTAAACACAGCGCCCGCATTGATATTACCTGACTGTGTGTAAGTAAACCGTTTGTTTCCGATTTCAAGATAAAAGCTAGACTGACCACCTGTCGAAGTCAGCTCAACGACGAACGGTACTTCTAATTGCGACAATTTCGCTGTACCTGCATAAGCAAAACTGCCACCACTTAACGTGATGTCTTTAGCTTCCGTTTCACCGTATGGCATTTCTGCTGTGGTAAATACTACAGAAAAATCATACTTCAACCCTTGCCCAGAATTCCCAACAAATGAAAATGTCGGCTCGTTAGCAGTTACTTTCCAACGATAATGCCAAGCAGTGTGCTCTTGACCGATTAAATCTAAATCACCTGTGGTCTGACCTGGGACTTGGAAATTGTAAAAATCGGCGTTGTTAGGATACATTTTAGTGATATAAAATGGCTCGTCATCTAACAACAAGCCATTAATATCGTCTTTCTTAGCCATAAAGTCTTGGATAGTTGCAACCGCTACACGACCAGTTACTTTAATCGTTTTAGTAGTAAATGTCGCACCACCGAAGACCGTACCATTGCGACCAGTAACAGACCGTTTATCAAGAGAGATTTCAGGTGCGCTATCGTCAATATCAATATTGTAAAAGCCATAGTCAGACAGTTTGACTGACGTTGTTCCTTTTGTAATTAATAAATCCATTGTTCACCCCCTCTTAATAAATAAAGTAGTCATCTTTGGCGCTTTCTCGCGCTTCATGCTGTTTAACGGTCGTGTAAATCTTGTCGCCAACCAATTCGTTGTGTACTTCAAAGACTGGCTCTGACAAGCTAGTATTTTTAACTTCATCTGACAAGCTATCAAGTGATGATGAAACGCCAGATGTGCTAACACTACCAGCAATAGCCATGGTGCTATTAACACCCCAGCTTTGGTCTGTAACAGCGAGCGCATATTCTTTACTGATGTCATTGATTTTACCTATCCAGTCTGCCATACCAATAGCGAAACCTTCACCAGTATAACCACCAAGTGATTTCATGACACGAGATGGTGAGTGAATGTCTAAAGCACTTTTAATTTTGGCGCTAACATTCGCAGCAATCGAGTTAGCGACTGCGTAAATGCTTGCTGCGCTACTTGCAAGACCGTTCGCAAAACCAGCGCCTGCATAGTACCCAGCTGAACGCATACCAGCGCTTGTGCTATTCATGATAGAAACCATACGATTTCCAGCACTATTTGCTACACTAACAGCGCTGTTCATACCGTTTGAAACAGCTGAACGTAAGCTATTCATACCAGATTGCGCAACACTTTTCACTTTATTAAACGTGCTTGTAAAGGTTGAATTCATCTTGTTTCCAGCTGATGTTACTGTACTATTGATTTTGTTCATGCCACTAGTCACCGTTGACGTCAAGCCGTTCATAGCTGATGTAGCAGATGACTTCGCTTTGTTAAAGTTATTAGTGATATTTGACGCCATTTTTGATGATGCTGAGTTGGCAGATGAAGCAGCCGAATTAAGTTCAGATGTCACGTTATTTGATAAACCGCTAGCTGAGCTGTTGGCATTTGCTTGCATAGTGCTAAAGTTTGAACTTACAGCGCTATTTGCCGCCTGTGCCGCGCTGGTTGCGTTAGCTTGGGCATTTTGCATGTTACTAGACACACCAGCTGACAAGCTAAGTGCTTGGTTAACAGCGTCAAGGTTCATGTTAGATGTTGCAGTATTAACGCCATTTGCCATAGTTTGAGCTTGTGTTGTTGCATTCGTACTAGCAGTTGTCATACCAGTATTAATGCCGTTAGCAAGATTATTGACATCATCAATAGTTTGCATGCTCATTTCACCGCTGCGCTGTGTGACACCGTCTTTCATGATTTGAGCATTGTTAGTAGCGGTTGTGCTTGCAGTTGTCATTGCAGTATCAACACCAAGACCTAAATTATTGACGTCATTAATGGTTTGTGTACTCATTTCACCACTAATACGAGTGACATTATCTTTCATATCTTGTGTTTTAGTGATAGCGTTAAGTCCTGCACTTTCCATACCTGTGCCAACGCCAGTCGCTAAGTTATTAACATCATTGATTGTTTGGAAAGACATTTCACCGCTTAAACGTGTGACGTTGTCTTTCATAGCTTGAGCGTTTGCAGTAGCGTTAGTATTAGCTTGCGCTGTGTTAGTGCTAATGCTGTTAAATGCAGAGGTTAAGTCTGCAGCAGTTTGCGTACTCATAGCGCTTGTTTGTGTGCCGACGTTTGTCGTCATTGCAGTAGCGTCTGAGCTGACTTTTGCGGTCGTTTCAGAGCTTTTACCAGTGATACTGTCCCACAATGAAGTAAAGCCGTTCTTAATACCGTCCCACACACCTTTTAGCGCATTCGGAATGGCTTCGAGCATTGCTTGACCAAGACCAACGATTAACTGAATTCCTGCCGCTGCAATTGTTGGCAAGTTTTGGATAATCGTTGCTGCCAACTGACCAACTAACTGAATACCAGCTGAAATGATTGACGGTAAGTTTTCAATAATACCTTGTAGCAATGATTGAATGATTTGAACCGCTGATTGAACAATATTAGGCAAGTTCTGGATAATGCCTTGAACTAACATAACGATGAGTTGAACACCAGCTTGTAAGATTTGAGGTAAGTAACTAGCCAGTCCAGAAATAAAACCAGTGATAACTTGCGTAGCAATTGAAATAATCGTCGGTAAGTTTTGGATAATTCCTTGAACTAGGTTAGTAATAATCTCAATACCTTTAGAGATGATGTTTGGCATGTTAGCAGATAAACTTTGACCAAAATTAGTCACAATTTGTTGCGCATACTCTAAAATTAATGGCAAGTTTTGAACAAGACCGTTAACAATGTTAGCGATAAAGTCCATACCAACTGACAATAATTGTGGTAGTGCGCTAGCAATTGAACTAATAAACGTACCGATAACTTGAACCGCTGACGCAATTAAGCTACCTGCATTAGCTCCTACGCCTTGAACAAGACTAGAGATTAAATCAACACCAGCTTGGACAATGACTGGGAACATAACTGTAAACGCATTGGCAAATTTAGCGATTAAATCAGCACCAGAGGCAATCAATTCTGGTAGTCTGCTTGTAATACCAGTCACTAGATTAGTAATGATTTGTGGTCCTTTAGTTGTGACCATATTCAACAACTGGTCAATCTGTGTGCCAAACTGGCTGTTGATTAAACCAAGACCAGCGACGACTAAACCAAGAATTGCTGCGGGACCAATAGCAGAAAGCACAACACCTGCAATGCTTGCAATTGAACTTGTCATTGTGCCCATTGTGGATAGACCATAACTAGATACTTTTGCAAAAATCCCTGGTAAACCATTCATCTTAGTTGCAAAAGCACCGAGCAAGCCACCAGCATTTGTAAAGACATTACCAATGATTGAACCGAAAGAACTTGCTTTTGTTCCAACAGCGCCTAAACCAGTGCCAAGTTTTCCTAGATTAGAAACTAACGGCATAATGCTTGCAATCGCACTCTTTGGATTCAAAAGCGCCCATGCTGCAACAGCTTTAGGACCAATTTTAGCAATTTCACCAATCAAAGTCGTTACAGCTGCTTTTGCCTTATCTCCGCCTTCAGAAAAACCGTTAAAGAAATTATCAATAACAGCAACAGCGCTACTAATAGTGTTTTTAATTGGGCTTAAATCAATATTGATAGATGATTTTAGTTTTGCAAAACCAGTAACAGCCTTACCTATCCAATCGGATAATTTACTGAAGACTGAGCCAATCGCTGGTTTTAAGTTCAAAATCATCTGTGTAATGGTTGGTAAGCCATTAGCACTTGCTGCGTCATCAAAAGCACGTATCATGCTTTCAACACCACGAGTTACCGCGGACTGTGCAATGGTTATCGCAGTTTTAATACCACCAGACGCTGTTAAGGCTTGTTCAGCCCAACCACCAGTAGCTTCGGACATCTCAATTATCTTGTTATTGAAATCGTCCATTGTGATTTTGCCGTCTTTCAAAGCGTCGTACAAGTCATTTGAATTATGACCAGCACCAAGCATAGCTTCAGCAACGTCATTAAGTGCTTTACCTGCTGCGTCATTGACAGAACGCCAAGCCTGCGCGTCAACCTTACCAGCCGCCATCATCTGACTGTATTGTTCAAGAGCGTTACTTGCTTGGTCAGCACTAGAACCGTTTAGAATAAAGGCATTGTTCAAACCGAGTGCGACACCACTCGCTTGGTCAAGCGATAGACCAGCTGTTACTAAACGTTTCGTACTTGATGTCACATCATCAAGTGTAGTTGGTAAACCGTCGATACCGTCCTTTAATTTATTAATAGCACGTTCAGCATCTTCGGTCGCATATCCCCATGACTGCATGACCTTTGGAAATTGGTTCATGGTGTCATAACGACTAATAGCACCCTCCATGGCATTTTTAACAGCATTGATACCAGCTTTTGCTACTGCTATTAGACTAAATGCTGACACAATGCTAGTTACTGTACTACGTAGCTTTTCACCAGCAGTCGACGTGTTCGCAAATTTCTGGCTAATGCTATTCAAAACACTACTTGCTTTGCTGTTCATGCTTGAAAAGCCAGAACCAAGCGAATTAGCCATTTTAGTAGCAACACTTGCCGCTTTCATTCCTAACTCAGTAATGCTACTTCCCAATTTACCAATAAATGAATTACTAATTGCACTTGAAGCACTGCTAACTTTTGAGCTAATCGTGCTAAAGGCTGATCCAATTTTACTAGTCGTTGTTGTCGCAAAGCTAGAAACCGCACTAGTTGCCTTTGTAAAGGCGTTTTGAATTGGCTGGGGTATTTTATTAGCAACTACTTGAACAGCGTTCTGGATAGCTGTTAGGGCAGTTGTGAACCTATTCTTTATGGGTTGAGGTATCTTTTCGCCAATTGTTGAAGCTATACGTTGAATTTCACCAATGGACAGATTTAAACCTGTGCTGAATGCTGTTCCTAATCGTTTACCAAGTGATTCGCCGTTGTTAGCTAGCTGTGATAATATCTGACCAACCATTTGAACTAAACGATTAGAATTATTCACAGCTGCGTCTTGTGCTTTTTGAAAAGCACGTTGTGTTGATGCGGAAATCTTATCCATTGCAGCTTGATAGTCAGCAATATCAGCACCAACATAAGCATAAATCGAGCCATCAAATTCTGTCATATAACTCCTCCTTTCTGTGTTATCTGTTCATGAAATGGTCATTGACTCTTTGCAGACGCTCAGCAAGACCACTGTTAGTTGTTTCCTGCTTACTATCGTTTGCGTGAAAAGCTTGTTTAACTTTGTTTCTGTCTTTCTTCTTGCTAAGCTTATTGGCACTAGCACGTTTAGCGTTCATAGTGTAACGCAGTTCCATTGCAAGCTCTGACAGATTTTCGCGAAAGTCAATTTGTCTGTAGTGAAGCCCCTCTAAAATCGCGTCAAGTTCCCATTTATTGCAAGAGTAAATTGTTTCTAAATCTGTTAAGCCAAGACGTGCACATTCAGTTAAGATAGCGCGCTTTTCATCTTGCCAATAAGTTTTTCGGTAATTTCGATTTGAAGCGCTTCGCTGTCCTCTTGCGCTTTCATGTACTCTACTGCTGTTTCCAAGTTTTCGATATATTTCAAAATCTTGTTCTTGAAAAAACCAGAGTCAACCATTTCTTGTTGAATTTCTTCAAACAAGCTTTCTGTGTCCTCGGCGTCATTATCCACTAGCCAGGTTTCAATGGCTGTGATAGCGTCATCTTCTGAAATGGCTTTACTAAACGCTTTATTAGCTGACAAAGTAATCAAATCAACAATGCCTTCATCATTACGATTTAGAATGTTGTTAAACAACGTTCCGACACCGTCATTGTTACTTGCACCAGTTTCTTTGTTCTTAGTGGCAAGTTGTTTGTCAACTTTAAACATTGTGCGATAGTCAAACTTAATTTCAATGATTTTATTTTTAACTTTAAATTCCATAAGGTGAGTTGTCTCCTAACTAAAAAAATAAAGGCTGGATTTAATATCCAACCTTTGACGTGTTATTCGCCTTTTTTGATGTTATCGTAATCGCCAGTCGTTTCTCCTGGATTTTGATATTCGTAAACTTCATCAAGCAAAGCGATTTCTTCGTCAGTCAATGGGAATTTACCATTACGAAGTTTACCAACAATGCTAGCTGGGTAAGTTGCTTCGATAATATCTTCGATACCGTCATTGTATTCAATATCACCGATTTTGGCATAACCAAATTTAGCAGGGTATACTGATTTACCGTCTTTATCTTCTTTCAATGTTTCGTCAACAAGCACACGCCAAATCTTGACTGATTCGCCTGTGTCGTTTGCTTGTTCCAAAACATCAACTGAAGGGTCTTTCGGTGCAAACTTAGTCGTCAATTCGATTTCGTGACTAGTGCTTGTTTTATCAAGCAAAAGACCTTGTTGAGTTTGTTCATCTGAATACTCAGCGCCAAGTGTCAAACTACCGTCTGTACGATAAGCAGGTAGAATAGCGTTGCTGCCGATTTCAGCATGAATAGATTGAATAAAGTAAAAGACTTTCTTACCAGACAATGGTTTAGCAGTCGTTACTTTAATTTGTTCATTTTCTGCCATGTAGTATGTCTCCTTTTAATAAATAGTGTCAGATACAGCAATAGAAACGTGATACACTTCACGCCCTATGCTATCATCTGGAATAATGTTAGCTGTTGCATTTCTGCGCCCTAACGCTCTCAGTGCTTTTGATTTGACTTCTTCTGCGTCAGTTCTACTTGAGCTGTCTAAGAAGATGTCAATATTCACCGTGATATCCTCGATAATAGCCCCTGTTTGCGCTGTTTGTGACGTATCTGATGAATTAGACCCAATCACAATAAAAGGCTCTAGAACGTCTGAATTAGGCAATTTAAAATAGATTGGAATAGCTAACACTTCCAATCTATCGTGTAGTTCTTTCAAAAATAAAGTTGATGGTGAATAAGTTGTCATACATCACCCCTATTTACTATAAATTTTGCGTAGATTACTGATTAATTTAGGTCGTTCAGCGTCGATTGCTGGTTTTAAGTAAGGCTGTGCGCGCATTTTACGGGTCCCTTTTTCCACATATATTGCATATCGAACAGGACTGACCACTTTGTAGGTAAGTTTACCTGCTTTGACTGAAAAAATCGTATTTTTCAGCATTCCTGTGTCAACTGGTGCGTTTACTTTCGCGCTACGTTCAATACGCAAGCTGGACAGTTCCAATTGACGGTCTGTGGCAGCCTGCGCTTGTTTACCTTTGTTTTTTAGCTTTTGAACGTACCTGTCAACACCTCTAACGCTGTATTTTATACTCATAAGTAAATCACCGTATGGTTATTGTGATGAATCTTGCCAGCGATCATTAACGTCTTATCGTGATATTTTACTGTTTCAAATCCATCATAGTAGCCTTTTAGGTATAATTTAAAGTTATCAGAACTGTACTTACCAAAAACTGCCATTTGTTCTTCAATGGTTAGTCCACCACGAAAACATGGTATCGGTTGGCTTTCTTTTTTGATAGCCTTATCACCTAAAAAATCAGTTTCGGTTGTTTCGGTGATTAAAATTACTCTGTCAGCGTATCTCATAAGATGAACACCCGCCCTGGTTTAGCTTGCCCAGATTGTCCGAAAGCTTTTTGCAACATGTCATCATAGGGTAGAAACTCATTCTTATTTTCATAATAGGAAACTGAATGTCCTTCCACACTTTCTGACTGTGCCCCTTCTGAACCACGTCTATTAAATCGCTTGATAACACAATCCTCAAAAATAAAAGAATAGGCGTCGTCTATTTCAGACACGCCATATTCTGCTTTAAAATGTTTTACCACTCGGTCTAACAGCATTTTTAACAAACCGTCCTGCAATTTATCAGTAATTTCTAAATCCAATTTTACATTTTGGATAATTTTAGTTTCATCAAGTGGTGTCATTGAACACCTCCCGTTTATTATTTAGCAGCTTTCTTTGTAGTTTCTTTTTTTAAGAAACCAGCTTTTGTGAGTTCAGCCACACGGTCACCGTCGTAATCGTCACCGATTACATAAACAATCTGTGTTTCTTTATCTCGAAAGCCTGCGATTACTTTAGTCATTAGCCACCTCCAATTAAGCTTCTGGTGTTGTGCTAAGCATATAAACTTCGTCAATGTTTTCAAATGAAGGTAAAGCAATCATAGATACTTTAGTTTGAACATTGACTGGATCATCAAGTTTTTTAGTTGTGATGGCAATACCAGTATCAACAACAGATACTTCAACAGCATTATTTCCGCCGATTAAATCTGATTCTTCTGGTGTTGTACCAAAAGTTGTTGAACCCAAAGCTGTGTTAGGTGCAAACGTCGCTTTGTTATCTGGGAAATATTTTTTGATTTCACCATTAGCATCTTTGTAAGTGCCAGATTTAACAACAATAGTCACACCATAATTATCTTGAACAAAATCTTTCAACTCTTGACTTGTGACTGCTGCACCTGTTGGAGCAAGTGGTTTAATCAATGTTGTTGTAGACTTAGCATTTTTAAGCTGTGCAAATGTTTTAGCGTTCATGTAAAGCACTTCCGCTTTATTGCCCAACTCTTCGATTGCTGTGATAGCTGCGTCAATATCATTGAGTGGTGTTGCAGTTTCTGCATCAGACCAAGCTGTGCTAACAGAGCCTTTATGGTCATCTTCAACACCGTAATCATAGTCAAGTGCGACACCGTTTGATAGAACAGCAATTTTACCAGTGGCAAGAACTGACATACGCATAGCTTCCAATTGTGCACGAGCACCAGAAAGCAATGTTGTTGTGTCATCAAACAAACCAGCTGTGATTGTATCGATAAGTGCTTGATTACCAGTTTGAGCGATAACGTTCAATTGTTGACGGTCAGCTTCCTTGACAAGCATAGCTTCTTTAAAGAATGGCATTTCTTTATCAATCAATTCAACGTTCATACGTTCACGAAGTGTTGCTTTTGTGTCAAACGCAGATGGTTTCAAAACGACTGGACGACCAGACGCACCTTTGACATATGATAACTTAAGACCAAGTTGTTTTTTAGCTGGGAATACTTTTTCACCGATTGTTGAATCAACTTCTTGTTGACTAGCATTCCAATAACCAGCGACATTCCCTGCTGTGATAATATCGTAAATTAAAGGCATATATTAAACTCCTTTCACAAATTGAATATGTTTCAATGCAGTTTTAACTTCTTCTGGTACTGTACCATCGTTAACTTTGTCTTCACGTAAAGTACCACGATAAACAAGACTCGCTACTGCGTCTTCTTCTGTTACATCTACATCATAAAGCAAAACGCCGTCTGGTGTTTCTGTATTGGCTTTTACTTTCTTAGTACGATCATCAAAGATTGAAGCGCCGTCACCAGCAATTAACGTACCAGCTTTCAAGATTGTACGTGCATTTTCTGTAACTGTTCCTGTTGTTGACTTATCAACAGTAACTGAAATTGCTTCATAAGGTAAGTTGTGAAGAATTTCAGCATTTCCAAATAATTTCTTAGTTGGCATATAAGCTCTCCTTTAAAATAGTTTCTCACCAGTTTTGATTGAATTTTTAGCAAGGCTTGCACCATAATTCGTTTGTGAAGCACCATTACCACCTGCATTAGGTGCTGGCTGACGTAATGACGCTTTGACTTTAGCGTTAACAGCGTCGTTAAAGGCTTTTTCGAATTTGCTGACTTGTTTAAGTGCTTGTTCAGCATCACCAACAGCTAGCAATTCGGCAAAATCAGCTGGTAACCCTTTTGAAACAAGGTCCTTTTCAACTTGAACGACTAATTTTTCATGTTCAAATTGTGCTTTTTCTTGTTCAAAAGCCGACTTACTGTCTTCGAATTCTTTTTTGGCACGCTCAGCAGCTGATAAATTAGCATAGTCTTTTTCTTTTTCGAGAGCTTCAGCAATACGTTGTTCAATACGTTCTTGCTCACCTTTTTTGTAATTCTCTAAAGCCTTTTGTACAGCTTTATTCGTAAGACTGTCTAATTCTGACTGTGATTGCGGACCTTTGAACTCTTGACCGTTATCATTACCGTTGTTATTGCTTTCGTTGCCCTCTGTGCCTGCAGCGCCGTTGTCGTCAGCACCAGCTTCGCTACCATCAGCAAAAAGTTGTAAGTTACGCATGTTAAGTGCTAAAAGTTCTTTTTCCATTTTTATTCCTCCATGCTAGTCCTATCTTGCTAGATACTTCCAGACGTTCTTAAAGCCACGAAAACGGACGTCTCACGTTTTCTAGTCTTGTCCGAATGTAATTCCATACCTAACGCAATAAGCCACGCTAGTAAGTTATTATTTGGCTTATTTAACGACTAGCCACGTCAACGGAAGATGTGGGATTCGAACCCACGCACGCTTTTACACGCCTAGCAAGGTAGCAACCTGCCCTCTTAACCACTTGAGTAATCTTCCACAAAAAGAACCATTCGGAAATTCCGAACAGTTCAGAGCATAAGAAAAGCACCTAGAAAATTCTAAGTGCTTGGTGCTTTATGCAATATTTTTAAAAATAATTTCTTGTCCTATTTTGAAATTGTCCGTTTTATCAATCAAAATCTCTGTCCATACGTTGCTTGGTGTTCCTTTGATTTGATGTAATGTCCCACCGTCAACAGTGATATAGCTACCGACTGAATTGTTAGGCAAGTTGTCAGAAAGACTTAAAATTGTTCCAAACGGTGTTTGTGTGATATTCTTAATCTTCATATTTTTTCAACTCCCCTTTCCAGTATTCAAGATTTTGTTTTGTTTGCTCAATTTCTATCCTAGGTATATTATACTTTTTTTCCACAGAAAGTAAATAATTTTGTGCTTCTATTTCAGCTTTAATTTTTGAAATTGGAGTATCAACTAATCGACCGTCGCGCCATTGTTCAGCGTGATACAATTCTTCTAAGACCTCTGAAATAGTCGCTTTAGGTTGTAAGACGATTAAGTCTGCGCCTAAATTCATAGCAGCAGCCTTTTGAGACCTCAAATAGCGCTCGGCTTCATCATCTTGCCAAATTGTACCGCCACGTTTCCTAAAATCTTGAGTAAGCTTTTTCTGCCGTACAGGATTAATCGTTCTGCGCTTATCATAATTCTTATTACGATAAAGCCGTTTTAATTCTGGACTTTCCTCAATTTCGTCAGTATCAGGAACAACAGCGGACCGACAATTATAATGAAACGGCGGTGCAGTTACGCCAACTTCAAACTCAGCTAAGCTATAACGTTTATCCTCTCTGGCGATTTCACGGCAGATGTCAGACGTCCGACTATCCAAGTGAACAGAAATACGATAATATTTTAAACCTGCGTCTTTGTAACGTTCGATTGTTGCGCGATTAATAATCGCTGTGCCGTCTGTACGTATTAATGTTTGTGCTCGCGAACGTGCCACATTGTATTTTTTAGCCAGCTCACTAGCCATACCGCGCACATCATCACCACGAATGAAACCACGTTTTAGAACGTCCCTTAAATCGTTAGCTAAGTCGTCAGTATTGCCCCACAATTGCTGCGAATAATTCCGACCATTAAATGGTGTATTAATGAGCTCTTTTAGTGCTGGTTCGTTCAATGCACCGCTATTGCCACCTAACGCTTTTTTGTACACGTAACTAGCAGTTGATTTCAAATAGTTTTCAAACGACGTTTCAAGAACACCTTGCATGACACCAATTTTATATGTCATTTCAAGATTTAGCGCGTCCAATCGTGTGACTTTTGAACTAGCGTACTGTTCGTTAAGTCGTTTAAGCAATTCTGGGTCTTTCTCAGCTTGCTCACGGTACTTTTTGGCATTCGCTTGATAATTTGATAAATCAACACCTCTAAGACGTTGTAGGGCGTCAGAATAGCTTATTTTGTTATCGTCTGCGTATTGTGTTACAAAAGCGAATAAATCGCGTTGGATTTCTGCTGATTGCTCAACATAAATTTTTTGCAGCTCAGCGAACATGTCAATATCTGTACCGTCAACATAGTGCATAATGTCATCACTACGCTTTTGCCAATAATTATTGTGCGTCTTCGTCATCGGCAATCACCTCGCCAACTCTTGGCTTTGGTTCCTGTGGTTCTTCAGAGTTCAAACGTTCCATTTCAATTTTAGCATCAACACCAGTCGCTGTTTGCAGCATATCAAAGACTGTTTCGTCGCTAACTACACCGTATAGATTTTTAGCGTTATCAATAACTGTCGAAGTGTCTGCAGGTAAGTTTGGCGTGAATGTAATAGTCAACTTAGACACGTCAAAGTCTGTCATTTCACTAGCAACTTTACCAATGTTAGCCACTAGACGATAACGGCGTTTAAGAGACTTTTCAAATAAAGCTTGCATGTCAACGCGTTCTTGATCAAGTCCAAACACTTTCCATTTCATAGCTTCACCAGACTGAACACCAGCAAAATTATCGTCGGTCATATCTGGTGTGTTAGTGAACTTATGGATGTCATTAACAACACGTTTCTTGTAAGCCTCTGTGCCGTTGACATCATATTGCTTGTACAAATACTTAGCGTCAACTGTTCCTTCGTTGCCCTCTTGGTCAATGGGTGGCTCTAAGTTTAACAAACGAGCTTTGCGCATTTTACGCATGTACTCAATCTGCTTCGCTGCTGTGTCACAGTCGACTGGGAAGTTAACACGACCTATGATAGCCAAAATAGCGTCTGATAAGTCCTGCATATAGTTAGCTGTATCAGATTGAGAAGCGTCGTACAAGTCAATCAATGACAGCTCTGTCTCATAATCACCTAACCCGTTTGAATTATTCATATATTCCGTAATTGGAACTAACTCAAACGCATGTGTGGTTCTGCTGATTTCATTAAGCGTGCCGTCATATTCAAACGTCATAATGTCACTTGGCGTGTAGACTTCAACAATTTTTTTCTTGTCATCAAACGGATTAGCTTGATAGTAACGTACACCAGCGACACTGTGCATCTCCAGAGTGTCGTCATAAATGACAAATGTCCCTAACGGATCTAACTTAGCTGCTCGTGTCGTATCATCTTGTGCACGATAAACTAGGTCATAAGCACGACCAGTTTTAGATAAATCAAGCACTAGTGAACGGTTTAGCTGGTGGAAATCATTTTGTTTAGCTAATTCGTCCAATTGTTCCTGATAATTGTCGTCCTCATAAGAAACTTGAATAGGATTGCCAACCAAATACCCTTGTTTAAATACAGCAATTGCACGTCCAAAATTATGAATGGCACGAGTGTCTGCCATGTCATCATCACGACGTCGACCAGCTTTACTGATATCGTGATTATTTCCCTCAGCATAATCAAGCAATTCTTGAATACGTGGTCTCTGTATTGTTTCGTGATGATGTAGTGTTTCCTTAAGTAAGCGATAGTCATCAGCAAATAACGTGTCTAAGTCGTGAACACTGTACCTCATACGTGCTTCGCGGTGGAAACGTAATTCAAGTAAATTGCTCTTGCCTGTGCTATCTACAAAAGTTTCTTTGTATGTCATAATATCCTTTCATTACAAACCAAAACCAGCCCGAAGTGTATCGAACTGGTTAGAATTATTCTGCCTTTCACCAATCATTTTGATGTACGGAATAAAGCCATACTGACAAGCATTGATGGTGTGGTCGTTTCTATCTTCTGGCTCATCCTTGCCTTCTTTCCAGCTGTAGACGTCCAATTCGTGTAAATGTTTCGTACAATCATCAACAACGAAGTAATAACCTTGTTTCATCCAACCAGCCATAAAATTAATACGGTCAATAATTTTGATTTTCTTGTTCGCATTCATGAACTCATATAACAAACCATATTTATTAGCATATTTTCTCAACTCCATAATGGTTGCTTGGTCGGCGTTATCCACGTAAATCTTACGTGCAAAACCCCAAGTATCTTTACAATCGTCTAGGAACTTATGCAATAACTCGACTGTATCTGACGGCGCTATCTTATCACCGCTCAAATCTTTATTGTTGTAAACGCGTTCAGCAAGCACTACTAGTTTTCCGTCTCGTGTAATACCTTGGAAAATAAAAGCGATTGTGTCGTTTGATTGTTCAGAATAAGATGTATCGACACCACACGAAAACTGCGCATAGCTAAACGATTTAGCTTGTGTGCGTGTAATGACATTGTGCTGTCTCTCGAACATAGAGAAAATAAGACCTTCTGACCGACCACGAAGCCCTAAAATTTTATTCTTATAAATCTTTGTTCCAGGTGCTACTGTATTGATAATCTGTTGTTTTTTATCCTCTGGCAGTCCTGCATTATGGTCGAAATTAAAAAACCAGTACGTCCATTCTGGTTGCGCTGGTTGTTTGTCTAATTCTTCTTGAATTTCTTTCGGAGTGTCTCGTTCGTATTCTGGCAAAGCACGAAAGCGATTGATGTATTGTTCGTAAATTGGTAATGTTGGGTCGTCTGGGTTCATAGTACACATCCAATAATCACAACGCATAGTTGATTCTTGAACAAAGTCTGTATCAGCTGTGTTGATTTCGTCAATGTAACCACAACCAAATTGTGAACCAAGCGCTTTTTTCCATTTAGTTTTATCTTCGTAACCAAGAATAAAAATAATTTTGTCATTCTCTGGTTTGTTATCGACATGATAAACCAGATGCGGAATCTTGTAATCAACACTACCATTCCCACGATAATCAACTAATTCACCGAAGATGTCAACAATGCCCAAATCAGAATTGACGATATTTTTTTCAGCATCACCTGTTGATTTTGAAGCAATGAAGTGCAGTTTTTTAGATGACTTAGCGACTTTTAACATGAATTTAAAAGCACCAACCGTTGTCTTCCCAGCAGCTGTTGTCCCTTCGAGTGCTTCTGCCTTAGCATTGTGTCGCAAGAACGCTTTATACTTATCAGATAGAATCATATCACTCATGAACTATCATCTTCTAACTGTGCCAAAATACCGTCAAGTTTGTTTGTTGTGACGTTGGCTTCAAGCTTAATTTCTTTAGGCAATGGATAACGTTTCATAATTTCATTTGCTGCACGAATAACAGCTGACGTATCTGGCTTTTTGGTTGTTTTGACAAATTTACCAGTTTCTTTATTCAATTCAACAACTTCTTCTTCACGTTCACCACGTAAGACCGAAGTCAAAACTTGCATGACTTCTTCTTGATTAGCTATTTTTTCTGATTGGATTTCAGATAAGCGTTCATCAATGTAAGATTTTATGTCAGGTTTTGTCAAGTTTTCCTGACCAATTGCCCTAGCTGACCTTGTAGCGTAACCTGCCTTGATAGCTGCATCCGTTGCATTTCCAGAGATAATGTACTCATCAGCAAATCTCTGTTGTTTTAACGTTAACTTAGTGATTTTCCATCACCTCCAATCCTAAAATAAAAAGCCACACAAATGTGTGACTTTAACAGGAACAACTGGACTCGAACCAGTGACCCTCTGATTAAAAGTCAGTCGCTCTACCATCTGAGCTATATTCCTACCACTTGTCTAAAAGGTTGCACAGACAAGCATGATACACTCAACCTGTATTGTGTACCGTTTTTTAGGCATCTGTCACAAGATGTTTAACCCTTTACCATTTCTTTTCAACTCTAGCCATTGTGACCTGACCTGTTGCGGACCTAACAAAATAAGGACGAGTAAGACCTCTCAAGAAACCTCGTCCTTATCTTAAACATTTGATGATACCATAATATAACATTTTTCGTGCGACAAATAGTGCCAAAAGTCGCAACTTTTACGAAAAACCATAAAAATCAGCAAAAATTTCTAGAATTCGTTGACGTCTGCGGTAAATCGTGCTTCGGTCATATGCCATTTTATCAGCAATTTCTTCCCAAGTATTGACGCTGCCACGAGACCAACGCAACCAAAAGATTTTAGTCATATCAGCATCCAAAACGTTTAACGTGCTTTCAACTGCATATTTTTGTGCATACAAGCTATTTAGACGCTGGTCGCTATCCCATTTAGTAACTAAGTTCTCAGTCGGTTTAGACACAACATTAGACCGTCCACCACCAATATTTTCATCCGTGTTTGGAACGTCGCTAATTTCTAGCTTACGTACTGCAATCTTATGGTCAATGCTCACGCAATCAAACAACAGCTCATCAAGTGCTTTCAATTGTGAATTGCTCAATTTTCCCACTACTTACACAGCTCCTTTTTATGATATAATATAAGTGTCATTCATATATCTTAGGTCCTTGTGTAAGCAGGGACTTTTTTGTGTTTCCACAAAACGGGCAGGCGCACGACCCACATTGAATTACCATAAGAAAACGGCGCCTTGCATAATCACAGTCGACTGATAAACTGCTTTAGAATGTTTTACAAAAAGAATTTTAAGGAGTTCCTCTTTTCTAAAATATTTCAGTCTATTGCTAGCTAGCCACCCAGTAGACTGCTAACAGATATACTAATTGTGTAAGAAGGAGTTTCCTCCTTTTGTTATGTAAAAATATTCTGGGTAATACTCGCAGTCAGAATCGAACTGACTTGCAACCATTACGAGCACCGAATGAATTACCAAAAAATCCAAAGGAGTTCTAGGTTACCGACTAGGAAAATAACCGTCATAGAACCTCTTTTCTTTATTTTTAAGACCCCTAG